TACCATGGTTAGATTTGAGCCAACGCAAGCAGAGGATCAACGATTTGCTGAGAGTATATCGCTTTATTGTAACCACATTTTTAATAAAGATAATAACGGTTTTAATATTTTATATGATATTTTTAAAACAGCACTACTCCAAAAAAATGGTTTTTGTAAAATACATTGGAATACATCAAAACAACAAAAAAAAGAGCAGTACAAAGGCTTAACTGAAGTAGAATACCAATCATTATTACTAGATAATGATGTGGAGATAACAAAAGTTGACGAGATCGAGCAAGAAGGAGGCATGTTTCCTGTAAAGTTTGATGTAGAAGTCAAAAGAGTTAAAGATTTAGGCAGAGTAAAGATAGAAAGTGTGCCACCAGAGGATATTTTAGTCTCTAAAAGAGCAACTTCTATGGAAGATTGTAATTTTATAGCTCACAGAGTTTATAAAACAAGATCAGAACTCATAGATATGGGTTATGATGCTAAAATTGTAAATGATCTCCCGGTAACTGATGAAGAAGTTTTTAATACTGAGTCCGTTGTTAGAAGAAGCTACGATGATGCTTCTACAGATTTGAATGTTAGTACACTAGATCCATCACAATCAGTAGTTAATGTAACTGAATGTTATATTAAAGTTGATATGGACGGCGATGGTATAGCTGAACTAAGAAAAGTAACTGTTGGTGGTAACGGATATAATAATTTTAAATTATTAGAAAACGAAGAGATACCATTTATACCACTAGCTTCTGTAAGAGCTATTCCAATGCCTTATAGATTCTTTGGATTAAGTTTTTATGATTTGATGTCGGATATTCAGGCGATATCATCAACGATTATGAGAAATACTTTAGATAATATGTATTTCCAAAACCATGCAAGAACACTTGTTGTCGATGGTCAGGCTAATCTTGATGATTTATTAACCAGTAGAGCCGGCGGTGTTGTAAGAGTAAAGTCTCCAAATGCTGTAACACCAATGCAAACTCCTAACTTCCTAGGAGAAGGCTTGTCTATGATGAAAAAAATAGATGAGATAAAAGAATCAAGAACAGGTGTATCAAAACAACAGATGGGACTAAACCCAGATACAATAAATAAATCACATACTACCGCTACATCAACAAATCAAATGATGGCGGCACAGACACAAAGAATTGAGTTAATAGCGCGTAATTTTGCAGAAGGAGTAAAAGATATATTTAAAATTATCTTTGCAACTGTCTGCGAATACCAAGATCAAGAACGAATGATTAGATTAAATAATGATTTCGTTCCGATGAATCCTAGAGAATGGTTTAATAGATATGATGTAACTGTCCAGGTGGGACTTGGAACAGGTAATCAAGATCAAAGACTTCAGGTTTTACAAAGAGTTCTCGCAGTGCAAGAAAAATTAATCATGCAAGGCGGAATGAATATGGTGACGCCACAAAATATATACAATACTCTTGAACTATTTTTACAAAACTCAGGTTATAAAGATGCGTCACCATTTTTTAATAACCCGGCTAATATGCCACCACAACCACAGCAGAGAAAAGAAGATCCTGCTTTGAGTTTAGCGGCACAACAAATTCAAATGCAACAGCAAAAGAATATGGCAGAGTTAGAACTAGATAAAATTAAATTACAAATAGATGCAAATCTAAAAGCTAAAAAACTAGACTTAGAAGAACAAAAACTTGCAACACAAGTAGTTAAAGACACGGATAGTTTAGAGATGGAAAAAGAGAAGTTGGCTAATAAAATTATAGAGCAAGGATTAAACTAATGGCTTTCATGCAATCACAAAAAGCAGAAAAGATAATTGCAGATTATCTTGATAAGCCTTATGAAAAACCCCCGGCTATAAATCCTATATTTGATTTACGCGAACCCGGTCAGGAATTTCCTCCTTTAAACCCGCCAGTAACTGTAGATCCAGATATAGATCCTTGTCCCGCAGGCTATCAATTAATTGACGGTATATGTCAGCCGATAGATGAAATTGGTGGTGGATCTTTTGTTGAGAACACAACCGGTGATGGATTTGAAGATACAGATACAAGAACGGAAAGTCAAAAAATGTTTGATGATATGAAAAAAGATACATCAAATATGTTTGGAGCTACTAATTTCATGGATAAATATAAAATTGGAGAAGATGAATTTGGCAATCCTTTATTTCAATTTGATCCTAAAAAAGGAGTGTTTCCATTTTTTGGCATTCCTTTTATTGATGCTTTAACAGGCGGAGGTAAGAGAAGAGAAGAAAAATTTAATCAAGCTATAAACACAATTTTATCTCAAACGCAAAATCAAGATATGTTTGGAAATACAAACCCTCTTGCTTTTGGTAGACAAGATGGAGATATATTTAAAATGTTTAATCCTGAACAATATCTTAAAAATGTTCAAGATGTTGCTGTCAATCAAGTTAATAATCAAGATGTTACGATTGGCGATATGCTTGGAAGTTTAAATACAGGAACAGCATCGCAAGTACAAAGCCAAGGCACTGAGCCTGTTGATGTAAGAGGTAGTTCATTAGTAATAACCGATGATGGAGTTAGACGAAGAGATGACACCGCTTATCAATCTGAGGTTGCTAAAAATATTGCAAGAAATATAAGCAACACAGGATCATCAGGATTTAGTACAACCCTTGGTGGATTTACAAGAGGAAGATGACACCAGACGAAGAACAAAGACGAGCAGAATTAGCAAAGTCCGTTTTAGACAATCCAGTATTTGATGAAGCGGTAATTAAAATTAAAAATGATTTATACGCAGAGTTTCAAAACTCTCCGGCACGAGATTCCGAAGGTAGAGAAAAAATTTATCTTATGGGTAAAATGTTTGATTTACTTTTGGTACACCTACGTTCCGTCATGGAAACAGGTAAATTAAATAAACTTAAAAAATAAGGAGTTTTATGGCAGACAATCCGGCTACGGAATCTGCATCGAAACCAACCAACTCGATGCAAGAGACACAACAGGCATTCGCTAATCTTATTGCTACTTCAAGAAGCGAAGAGCCAAAATCAGAAACAAAAGAAGCAGAAACAGACAATCTGGCAACAGACAATGAACTCTCTGTAGACGATGTTACTGAACAAGACTTAGTTGAAAACGAAGAAACCACAGCTGATAGTAATCAGGAGCTTTATGATGTGACCGTCAATGGTCAAACGCAAAAGGTCAACCTTGATGAGCTAAAGCAGGGTTACTCTAAAGGATTAGACTATACCAAAAAAACCATGGATCTAGGAGATCAACGTCGATCTTTAGAAACGGAGAAAGACACTATATCCAAGGAAAAAGACGAAGTATCAAAACTGCGTGAAGAATATGCAAAAAAACTTAGTGTTGTAGAGCAAAATCTTCAGGTTGAGGATAATATTGATTGGGTTAAGCTAGCTCAGGATGATCCTTCAGATTACGCAATTAAAAAAGCTGAGTATGATAAGAAGAAAGATCTTCAAGATCGTATTCAGAAAGAACAAGCGCGTGTCAATGAAGAGAGAAAACAAGAGCAAGAAAAAGTTTATCAAAGTTTTATTCAGTCCGAAAATAAAAAATTGATTGAAAAAATGCCGGTCTTTGGAGACGAAAAAAAAGTTAACAAAGTCATGCAAGATATCGGTCAGTTTGCTTTAAAATCTGGTTATACGGAACAGGAGTTAAATATGCTCGTAGACCACCGTGCCTTGATAACTTTATATCAAGCCGCAAAATATGATCAGCTTTTACAAAAAAAAGGATTGCAGGATAAAAAGGTAAAAACAAACACCCGAATGGTAACTTCCGAAGCCAAGAATGAAACTCAAACAACAGATAAGAAAATACGCGTAAACGATCGCATGAAACAATTAAAACGATCAGGTAGTATAAAAGACGCGCAAAAGGTGTTGTCGGCTATGCTAACTAATTAATTTAGGAGGTAAATATGGCTCAGCCATCAGGAACTTTCGATACATACGATGCAGTTGGTATAAGAGAGGATCTAGCGGACGTAATTTACAACATAAGTCCCACAGAGACTCCTTTTATGACAAATGCCGCAAAAGGTACTGCTACTAACACTTTACACGAGTGGCAGACTGACGGTTTACGTGCGGCGTCTAACAACTTTCAAATCGAAGGTGATGACTACACAGGAACAACTATCCTGCCAACAGTCAGATTAAATAACAGAACGCAAATTTCAGCAGAAGCAATTATCGTATCTGGTTCAGATAGATCAGTTGACAATGCAGGAAGAGGCGATGAACTAGCATATCAATTAGCAAAGGTTGGAAAATCTTTAAAAAGAGATATGGAAAAAGGCATGATCGGTGTCGAACAAGCAAAAGCAGACGGCAGTAGTTCTGCGGCTAGAAAGAGTGCAAGCATTGGAACTTGGTATGGAGGCAAAATTGCCGGTACAGGATCAAGTGGAACTGATGCCGCAAACTTTTCTACTAACGGATCGCCATCGGCTTCCCCTGCCGGCACAGGTGCTACCGCAATTGCGGGAGGTACAAACCGTGCCTATACAGAGGCTCTACTAAAAACAGGATTAAGAAAAGCATACGAGTTAGGTGGAAACCCTGACACCGTAATGATGTCTCCTGCAAATAAAGTATTAGCATCTGGATTCTCAGGAGTTGCAACTCAATACAAAAACGCAGATGACATGACTGTTATCGGTGCTGTTGATGTATATGTGTCAGACTTTGGAGAAGTATCATTCATTCCAGATCGTCATGCTATGAATACAAGAGTTGACATTCTGCAAATGGATACTTGGGAAGTTGCATTTCTAAGACCGTTCGAAACGCAAGAACTAGCAAAAACAGGTGATAGTGATAAGAGATTATTACTAGCTGAGTGGACTCTAGTTTGTCGTTCGCCAAATGCCAACTACGGTATATTTAACTTAAATACGTCTTAATAGTATTTATCTGGGAGCAGGTCTTTACCTGCTCCTTTAACTTAAATTGGAGATATAAATGTCAGAAGTTTTTAAACCGGGTGTAAAAAAATATTCTATGCCTAAAACACTTAAAATGCATCAACGAGGTGTCAACAACCTAGATATATCCAGAGGTGGAGCTAAAGTACAAAGCAAAACTACATCGAACGGAGATAGAGAAATGAAAGTTGGTTACAGAAGAACGGAAAACCCCGGTCTTATGATGAAAGACTCAGTTGATAAAATGATTGCTAAAGCAATTAAGGTATGACCAAAAAAATAGAATTTACAGGTAATGATACATCGCCTGTAAAAACAAGAATGCATATTGATAGTAGTGAAGGCAAATATCATGTTGAG